AGCAGAAGCACGCACTTTCTTAAAATGTCGCTGTTTGGAGACACAATTGCCTACCTGCTTTCACTAATAGAAGATGGAGAAGGCAAAGCAGAACTAGCTGAAAAATTACACTGTTGGTTCGGTGGGAAAGAATTTGACCTAGATTCTGCTTTGGAATGGATAAAAAACAAAAGGTGCCTAACTGATATACAAAAAGCACTAATTGGTGCCTCTATATGCTTTTTAAAACCCAAAGACCAAGAAAGAAAAAGGAGATTCATCACAGAGCCCCTGTCAGGAATGGGAACAACAGCAACAAAGAAGAAAGGCCTAATTCTAGCTGAGAGAAAAATGAGAAGATGTGTAAGCTTTCATGAAGCATTTGAAATAGCAGAAGGCCACGAAAGCTCAGCATTACTATATTGTCTTATGGTCATGTACCTAAACCCTGAAAACTATTCAATGCAAGTAAAACTAGGAACGCTCTGTGCTTTATGCGAGAAACAAGCATCGCACTCGCATAGAGCCCATAGCAGAGCAGCAAGGTCTTCGGTACCTGGAGTAAGACGAGAAATGCAGATGGTTTCAGCTATGAACACAGCAAAGACAATGAATGGAATGGGAAAGGGAGAAGACGTCCAAAAACTAGCAGAAGAGCTGCAAAACAACATTGGAGTGTTGAGATCTCTAGGAGCAAGTCAAAAGAATGGAGAAGGAATTGCCAAAGATGTAATGGAAGTGCTAAAACAGAGCTCTATGGGAAATTCAGCTCTTGTGAGGAAATACTTATAATGCTCGAACCACTTCAGATTCTTTCAATTTGTTCTTTCATTTTATCAGCTCTCCATTTCATGGCTTGGACAATAGGGCATTTGAATCAAATAAAAAGAGGGGTAAACTTGAAAATACAAATAAGGAATCCAAATAAGGAGGCAATAAACAGAGAGGTGTCAATTCTGAGACACAATTACCAAAAGGAAATCCAAGCCAAAGAAACAATGAAGAAAATACTCTCTGACAACATGGAAGTATTGGGTGACCACATAGTAGTTGAAGGGCTTTCAACTGATGAGATAATAAAAATGGGTGAAACAGTTTTGGAGGTGGAAGAATTGCAATGAGCCCAATTTTCACTGTATTTCTTACTATGCATTTAAGCAAATTGTAATCAATGTCAGTGAATAAAACTGGAAAAAGTGCGTTGTTTCTACT